GTTAGCGTACTTGTGCCGTCAAAGTTGAGCGCTACATCATCCGACAAGGTAACTGCCGTGTCCAAAACAATAGCGTTTTGGCTAGTCACCGTGGCTACACGAACCGTGCCAGTGATGCCTGTGCCAGTGACAATCATACCAACGGTAATTGTGCCGTTGTTGCCATCAACCGCTACGCTAGTAGAAGAGCTAACCGCGCCATTTACGTCCGCTGTTGCAGTTCCGTCTTTGCCGGTATATGTGACAACCTCGTCATCAATGGTTACTGATCCACTTGCAGGAAATGCCTCTGCGTCTGTGAGAATTAACTCTGTGTCGCCTTGGGCAAAGTTTACCGCAATAGTAGTAACAGACTGCTTCCAATTAGCCGCCGTTACTTGCTGACGAGTATAGTTAGCATCATCTGTGTCCACTTGGACCTCAGTGATATTGCCGTTTTCCGCAGATGTTACTGCGGTGGCTAGGCCGACATAAATACTGTTCCCCGGCGTAGCAAAAGAAAGGGAGTCGTTCTTGAACAAGTAGTCAATAACGCGCCTTTCTAGGTAGGTGGTTGCTGCGTTTGATGTTGCCATCGTCTTTTACTCCTGTTTATGTGCGTGGCCTATCAGGTAGACCTCTCCTGTAGGCATCGCTATTCTCTCTAGCTTCAGCCAAATCCTTTAAGCGTTGTATTTCCTGCATAAACCTCTGCTCATACAACTGCATCATATCTTGCTCGCCTTTCATGTAAGTATACGCTTCAACGAGTGAACCGTAAAGAAGGGCATTTGGAGCGTTTTCACTAAGCCAAGTCGTGCCAGAACCCGCCCCTGCGGTGATGCTTGTGGGCTTGTAATAATAATGCAGCTCAACGTCATAGGCGAGATTTGGTGTTGGACTTAAAATGAAATTGTCTACATCAAATATTCCGTAATATTTAGGAGTAGCCGGTGCATTAATAGAATTATAGTATTCTTGCAAGTAGTTAACGTCTTTTAACTCTAAAAATTCTTTGTAATTAGCAGTTGTAATTTGCAAGGAAAAAGGAGCTAAATAGTCAGTCGGAACATTTAAATAAGGGTCCCCAATCGTCAGTTGAGCTGCTGCGTTTTTTCTAAAAAGCTCAAGATCAACAACAGTCAGTATTCTGTCTTCACATGATCTAATGAAAACAGGAAGATTGTTAACAAAGGATGTTTCAGAGTTATCTGTAAAATCCTGTATTGCAGTTTGCAGTTGTGCGTATGTAAAGCTCATTTATATCACCAATGTTACAGGCCCAGACGTAGCAGAACCGCCGCCGCCTCTTTGCCCACCCTCTGTCGCTGTGCCTGAATTAGCAACAAATGTGTATCTGTCCACGCTTACTACCGTAATGCTGTTACCAGAAGCATACTCAATATCTGAAGCCAAAAAACCGTCAAATGGTTTTACGCTGCGAAATCTTACTACATCTCCGGTTGTTCGTCCATGAGACGGCTCTGTAACAGTTATTACATTGCTTCCAGAAGCACCGGTTAAAAATGCGTTCAAACCCAAAAGATGCTCCACTTCTGGAGCCACCCTGCTATCGGGTCGAGGATCCCTCAACGCTTCCGCATCAGGCGGATGCCTTGTAATCTCAAGCTGTGGGTGCTTTGCTTCCCACTCATCTTTTCCAACAAGAAAGCCGTTCCATTCTTTGCGCATGTCACGAAGACGGTAACGAAAACCAGACCTGTCTGATATTCCGTATGCGTCTTTGCCAGAAGCGAACCTAGCCATCATTAAATCCTATAATATTGAAGGTTAGGAGTTATGCTAAATGACGCTCTGTCACGATCTTCTGCCTGCGCACGATCAAATTCTTCGTCATAGATAGCTTTAAGCATTTGAATACGATCAGGTGCTTTTTTGATTGCAAGATAGTAAGCAAGGCCAGCAGCTAGACATGGGTAAAATCTAAAGGGCATTTGCAATGTGTTATTATAATCGTCAGCATCGTCCATTCTAGTCAAACAATCATAAACGATAATATCTGTGCTATTCTCTGGAACTGGCCACAGCTTTATAGTCGGCGTTATTTGACGATCTACAAAAAACTGAGTGGGACGAGCCTCTGTTGTCTTTGATGGAATGGATAGATATTCATCTCGGCTAACTCTATCCATTGAGTAGTCTGTGCCGCTTCTGCGCAACGATGCTGACAATACATCAATAACATCTGCGCCAAGAGTATAGTTTCCAGTTCCCTGAACAAGAGCTAGTGTGCGCTGCTCAATTGTCCACTGGTTTAAGCCACGGTTTGCCCAATCAGCAAGCATTAGGTTTAAAGATCTGCGAGCTGTTTTTAAGTCATAGCCAGTGCGGACTTCAAGGCCGCAACGCTCAAAAGCCTCTTCAATGTAATCACTTACATCAAGCTCAAAATTAGTAGACCCAGATACGGCCATTTACTTTTTCCTCTTCAAAGGCTTAACGCGCCTTGGCTTTCCTGCCGGTTGACCTAGACGCTTCTTCTGCGATATTCTACTACGCTTTTCTGCTGCTGTCATCTCTCCGCTTGTTTTTGGGGTCTTAGAAGACACACGCTTGGAGGGGCGGCAATATGGAGTACCCCGTTTTTCACCCTTGCTACGCCCACACGCTTTCCCCGTGCGAACATCCTTCCACTCCTCTTTGAACCACCTCTTGAGAGCCGCTCCTTTTTTAGTTTTTCGTACTGCCATATTTCGTCCATACCTACAAAACAACTGCGAACAAATAAACAAACATTCCAACAGACATAATTATAACGCTGGCCACAAGAATTATCTGCTTCATCATTTCTTCAAATTCTTTAGCTTCTTGTAGCTTTTTTCTACGTTCAGCCGCTGCTGCCTCTTTAGCTTCTTGTATACGTTTAGCTCTTTCAGCAACAATACCTTTCCACGTTCCGTGACCAAATCTCATATCGACTAAAGTAGCTACTTCTTGCAACTTTTCCGCCGCAATCTTGGCGTCTATCATTTCTTTTGCAACAGTGTCTACGCCAAATTGATCACCCAGTCCGCCACCGGCTCTTTTGTTTCTGGCTTGCTGTGCCTCTTTTTCTCCACGAAACAGATCATCAATCTGACCAGCTATTTGGCTAATATCCTGAACCGTAGAAATGTTGCTTTTTATAAATTCAACGGACTTTTGAACAAGCGCAATACCGGTTAAAACTTCAGCTATCATTTACCGCTTTTTGGTAGCCCTGCCCTTGCTGCCTCCTTTCTTTGATTTTGTCCCCCAGTTTTTAGCACCAACCTTACGACATTTCGCTAATGCACCAGACGCATAAGCGGAAGGCCAGACTTTATATCTACCCTTTACCTTGCTGTAGCAGGCATCTTTTTTAGAGCCGCCCTTACTTACTTGCTTGGACATGGAACTGCGCGAGATTGCCATTTTTCTTCTCCAAAAAATCATCCCACAAGACACTTAACATCTTGTGGTTTTCCTCCACCTTCACTGTTATCACAGCCGTGTCTGTTTTTAGGTCAACAACATTGTTACCAACCCAATATAAAAAGCTGACCAAAACTCCAATTATGGCTGTACTGAGTACGCCAGCAATTGCTAAAATAATCTTTTGATCCATTGTTAACACTTCCACCTCCGTCTGGCTTGTCGTAGGCGGCTATTTGGATCTTTTGCTGCCTTTGGAAACTTTTTCATTTGACCGGCACTACGGGCGCAAAATGACTTGCGGCGCTTTGCATCCTTGCTGCCTTTTTTAACCTTTCCAGTTACAGCCGTTTTCAGCTTACTTCCGGGGTTTTTACGGCGGTAAGCTTTGACACCCTTTTCAGTCATGCCAGCGCCTGACTTAGTTTTGCGGTAGTTACCGCCTTTACCAGTGGTTTTTCTTATCGGGTTTTCTTTTTTACGAGCCATTTGTCCAATCCTCGTTTTCTATATGGACAAACTCCATTGACGCGGAAACATTAAAGTCAACAGATCCAGAAGAGGAAAACGCCCTCATCTCCAAGTCTGTTTTTTCTGTAAACTTTAACGGGAAAGTATAAAATTGTTCGTGTGCGCCATCTGTAATAGTAAATCTTTCTTTTATCTGGAAGACTTCTTCGTATGGCCTAGCAACAAGACTAGCATTCAGAATAGCGGGTGTCTGAGTTGACGTACCTGTAGATAAAGACATTTTTGTAAGAAACGCTGTATATCCTGCGGGAACTGTCCAAAGACCCATCAATGTTTGATTATCGCCATCACCATTGATGGTAAGATAGATATTAACGGGGACTCCAGCGGTCACTGTGCCTGTTCCTGCGTAAATTGTACCAGCATTTGCGCCACCACTACCTGCGCTGCGAACAATACCGCGATTTATCCGTAGGTAAGATTTTGTGGTGTTAACAGCAGTTTGCCCATTCAGCGTAACAACTTCGTTTATTTCGTTGTAATCGGCGTCTAGGCCAAAAACTTCTACGGTTCTTGCACCAGTTCCTGCGGCAGTGTCATTAGCTGAACTGCTTGATATAGTCATTACTGTGGCTGATGCGGGATAAGCGTATAAACCGCCCTGTTCCCAGATGGTTTCTTTTGTGTCTCCAACAGAGGTGTTGTAGCCAAACTTAAAGACAGTTTTATGACCCGAAATCTGCCCACGAGCGACCTGTAGCTCAAACGGTTCGCTTGTGCCGACTTGAGATATAGATCTTATCTCGTGGACAGACATTGTTTTACGCCAAAAAGATTGTTAGTTCGGCACCTGTACCCGAGATTGCGCTTACATAAACACCGCTTTCAGCAATTATACCGTCGCCCGGAATGTTAAGAGCATTCTGACCGGCAGGAAATTTTTGTGTAAGCAATGTCGCACCGCCGTTGCCGTCGGTTAGCGTAAACGCACCAGCGGCGGTAGCGTACATAACAATCTGTTTAATGCGTGAGCGACCCGGACCTACTGCCCCTGTCGCTGTAGCACTATAGGCTTTTACTGGACCAGCCATTTAAGCCTCCTTATGCAACAGCGGTTGCGCCGGTATCTACACGAATCCAGTTTGAACCGTCAGAAAACACGAGGTTTCCTGTACCAGCAGCGGCACCTTCAGCAGCCTTACGAGCATCTGATACATAGTAAATGTAGCCTTCGTTGTCGGCTGAAGCCGCAGGCAGGTTTGCAAAAAGGATTGGGGCGGCCCAGAAGGCGGTATCTACCTTTAGTGGACCTGAAAAAGTTGTACGAGCCATTTAGATCTCCTGTCGTGGCTAGTGTCAACCGCACCGTGCGGTTGTCAGGGATGACTTATTATACACAAAAAAAGGGCGGCTGAATAGCCGCCCTTTAATATCTTTGTACCTACACCTATGCGCCCGGTGAACCGAACACAGCGCGTGGGTCTGAGAAGCCGAAGCTGTAACGCTCACGAGCCTTAAACCG